TTGCTAATTTTATACATGGATTAAATATCATTGTGTCCTCCAATAAATTTAGGTATTCTGAGCGTGAATATTAGATACTCGTTTAAAGACAGCAAGCTCAATAGCCTGATCAACTAATTGCCAGTCGCAATCATTTTGGATAACTGGACGAAGATAACAAGATTTACCATTTATCCAATCGTGGCAAATAAGATACTTACCTACTGATATATAAGGCCTAAATAAAGTAAAGTCATAAACCATTTTTATTGAAGATGCCCCACCATCAAGAAAAACTATGTCTGGTTTATTTATTTTAGGAAGTAACGTTGAAAAAATTTCCTCAGAATCACCAAAATTAAAATTAATATACTGTTTTAATCCAATAAGATCATTGGCACTATTATACAGGTTTAATGCATAGTCATAAAGTTCTTGGTTATTTTCACAAGTATACAAAGTACCTTTTCCTATATTTCTAAGAGCACTTGAAATAAAGTATGTTGATCCTCCTCCACGTGCCGTACCTACTTCACAAACAGAAACAGGTTTTTCTTGCATTACTACATTGTAAAGCAATTCTCTCTCAAGTGGGTTCATCTGACCTTCAAACCGGTCACGCTCAAAATTTGGTACTCTTAACATTATGCCCTCCTATTATTAAAGTTTTACATACAATCAAATGCATATTTAGCCATCCTATTTATTTTAAATCCGGCATTACTTATACCACAAACAAAATGAGCAAGACAAATATTTCTTATGTCCGGTTCATGCTGAGGGTCAACCATCTGTATAAACGGATAAGCAAACGTTGTTTCTAATCTGTTTGCCTTCCATGCGCAATAATTAAATGCCGGTTGTTCGTGTGTTTCTCCATCTGGTTTATCAGTATATAGTTTATATGCACTTTTTAGTACATTAAGATTTTCTCTTATTGGTCTAAATCCAAGAACTCCGGCATTAACACCACATTGATTTGATTTTTCTAACTCTATTTTATCTTGCTCACTAAAATATTTTTTTCCATGGTAGTTACTATCTTTTATAGGCATTTCAGGAGAACCAGTAATTCCCTCCCCGATTACACCAAAAAGATTATATACACTCTTAAAAAATATAGTATCAACGTTAAGATATAAAACTTTATCATATCTAATAATATCAGGAAAATTGCTTTCAACTGATAAACCAAAAGGTGAAAACTTATCCCATGTAGCACCATTTTCAGGAAAGTTAATTACTTTAAACTTATCTCTATTTTTTATACTAATAAATGCGTTTTCAGGGAATGCCGAAAAAACAATATAATCTCCACTATATTCTCCCCGTTTTAGTAAAGTTTGAAAGCAGAGATTAAATAGTTGTAAATATCCGTAATCTCCTCCAATAGTACTATAAATTAAAGTTTTCACTCATTGCCCTCCAGTAAAAGTTTTTTATCCTCCGCTATTATATTTAACCAATATGATAGTGTCAATTTTTCGTAGTTCCATTTCCTCGCTTGATATTCATTCCATATAATATTTAAAAGCTCTTCGGTTATAACGGACCAATCTTCAACAATGAGGATCGGCAGATCACAAAAAGACTGCGTAAGAACACTACGCTTGACAATAGGAATGCTACCCATATACAGGGCCTCCCATGTCCGGTGACAATCAATGCCGTTGCCTGGAGGAGAGAGGACAAACTTATGGTTATAACAATTAGCAATAAAATCTTTGAAAGATTGCCCGTGCGGCTTCCATGTACACCATGCCTGCTTTTGAAAATGCTCCGTAACATAGTCCCGCTCCCCGTGATTATTGTTTGCATTATGGTTCATGTAAACAAGATTTTTATATTCCCTTTTTGTTTTCCAGCATTCAACAAGAACCGTAGCATCGCTTGAATATCCTCCTCCCAGCGGTCGCTCCATCCCGGAAGGTATAGGTATTAAGTGTCTATCAAGCAATGATACATTTAATCCATACCACTTAACTATACAAGGAGGACGTATGTCAAAGTTTCCCTTTCCAATTGGGAAATCTGAATTATGCGTAATGAGTATATAATTATTATTACTGTTAATTAAAATTTCAAACAACATAAAAATATAATCAGTCTTACAGAATACGACCGCACTATTATTTAGTAAATAATCGGCCTGTTGATATGTTGGTTCTCCATCGATAATGACATCCGCTGCCTTCCGAAATTTATCCCCGTGAATTACTTCATTTAACATATTAAATGAATACATCGTAAAAGCCCCCGTTTAAATCGTTTTGACCCTGTTTTGATACAATATCATTCATTTTTTATTATAATCAACCCTACACCTTATTTAAGCGGTTAAAGCTTGATTATATTCGGGTTTTATTTTGGCGTTTTCAAAAATCATGCCCGATTTATCAAACCAGCTATTTTTTGCCGTTATTTCACGCGCTAATTTTGTATCCCTGGAAAGGAGTTTAAACCCCGCTTCTTCCATTGCATCGATCCAGTATAATGGTCCTTTACAATTAACATGGTGCCACCCATCCTGTCCCGGCATTGCGTGAGTCATGGCAACATACTTTCCATTTTGTAAAGTCTTGATTAAATTAGGAAGAAATTTTTCTTCAATATGTTCCACTACTTCGCAGCACCATACTAAATCTACCATTGGTTTAGTAGTAAAATCAGATTTTGTCAAGTCACAAACGAAACAATCCTTTAACCCAAGGCTATGGCATTTTTGAATGTTCTGGTCAAGTCCATCGATGCCAATGACCTTTACATCATGTTCTAAAAACCACCGCGTTGAATATCCTTCACCACAACCAACATCTAAAACGGTTTTAATATTATACTTCTCAATAAGCCAGTGCCAAAGCGCTGGGAAGAAAGTCCCTGGGTCGCCTCCGCCGTAGTTTCCACCGAGATGTTGCTGATCTTTATCTATTACATAGTCAAATGCTTTTGCATATTTACTATTTACTATTTTTTCAAGTATTGAAAATTTAGACCCTTCCTCAATTTCCGCGTCCCACTTATTATGCCAATGCCATGAGAACGCACCCATAAAAAGTTTTTCACTATCGGAACCCTTTTTAAAAGGGTGTGCGGATTCTCCCATGTTGATATATAACTGCCATTCAGTATTGAAAAAGGCGCAAGGAAATACGGTCCAATTTTTATTTATCTTTCTCACTTCCGCGTAAAGGGAAGAACCCCAGTCGGTAGAGTTAAAACCGGCAGGCATTTTCTTTACCATCTCAAGGCAGTCAATTGATAACTGAGAACCTTTGAACATCCGCATTATTGCACCATTGATTTTGTCAAGTTCGGTTCCCCACTGATACATAAACTCCTGTTCAAGCAACGGAGCGAGGTCACGCATAAGAACAAGATCGCAGTCGCAATAAACGCCACCGTATTTATACAGGATTAACAAACGAAACAAATCTCCACCGAGCCAATTGTTGTCATCATCCCGGTTGAGCAGCCGCCAATTTTCCAGTGGAGTTCCTATGGCCTCTTTTATTGGGTCATATAAACGAAAATCGATATGCCGTAAAATTGGTTGTAGTAATTCGTTTTTTGTTAAGTCAACGTTTGACCAAAGAACGATACGCACATTTTCAAGGTTCTGAGTAACTATTGCGGATTTCAACGCAAGCAAAGGTTTCCGATTAAACGGTCTTGGCTCCCTCCAGTAGAAATGTATCAATGTTTTATTAGGGTAAACGGAATTAGGTATTGATTTACAATACTCAAATGCCTCATTACCGTCTTGGTACAAAACGTTACCTGCCTCAAAATCAAATATGTCTATCATCTTGCACCCTCTTTATTAAATTGTTCCATTTTAGATAGGTTTGTTGTTTCTTCTCAGCGTTGAAATTCCTCATGTTATCACTCACAACCTGTAAGTCTGTATGCAATGCTTTATAAATTAATTCCTCAAAAGAGTCAAAGTAAATAATATGCGGCATAGAAGTTGGGTTATAGTAATCAGAAAATCTCATCCAGTTTTTTACTACGTCATAGTTATTAAAGTCATTCGGATCACCCATTTTTGCTATAACCGTATCCTGCATACAAATAACCGAACCCGCCGGACGGCCAAAGGTAGAGTTCCACGATGTTTGCTCAAGGACCCTGTATTCTTTTCCTTTTTTGTAAAGCTCAATTAAAAAATCAAGCGACGGGCAGAATATAGGAATATTTGCCGCGTAATGTTCAAAGGTTGACATAGTAGAAACGTTATACGGAAAATGTACTACCCCTGAATAATCAGCGACCGTTTGCCATGTATGACCAAAAGGCAGTGTACTATTTTTATGTTTAAACATTGTACCATTAAACTCATCAAATGGTTTTGCACTATACACTAAGAATTCTGTCCGCTTTGGGGAATACTTCGCTCCGGTATATTCACATAACGAAGGTATCCATTCGACGGGCCTATTAAGAAATGCTTCCGTATACATTTTATCATAAAGGTTATTTGCTACAAGATAGATTTTATTTTTGTCAACACCGCCCAGTAAATATGAATTAAAATCCTTCCAGTCCTCTGCCGAAGATTGGCAAGGGTATTCATATCGGATGGGAATATCAATGATAATAGGACGAGTATAACGGCGATATAAATAACTAAATATAGGAGGATAACAGCAAAGAAATGCATCATAGGTTTCAAGCTCCGTATAAGTTTCAAAAAATTCATCCCATGCCTTACGCTGAACGAACCCGCACCAATTGTTTCCGTCAAGCATTGGGATGCTATCTTGTTTTCGGTTCATTATTACCGCATGCCCACTGAGACACACATCTTCAATCGTATGTCCAATATCCCCGAAAATTTTCTTTAGATCAGCTACTACAGAAATATGCTGATCAATGTTAAAAAATTTCATGCCCTCATCCCCTTATTAAAGATTTTCACAAAACATTTTTTCATACGGACGTAAATTGTAAAGATAGTAATAAATTGGATCATCAATTAAATCTTCTGTTTTTAATAGTGGTTTTATTTCTTCACTGAATTGTTTATCTTCCCCAAAAGAAGAAAACTCATTAAACATCACTTGCTTCACAATTGACCGTTTAATTGGATTCAAATGGTTAGGTGTTCTCCAATATTCACAACCCGAAGTATACCATCCGGTAGATTCAATAGTATGATAAAATCTTCGCGGACAATTCCCATTGACAAGCATCACGCCTTGAATACCTACACAATCCGGACCCATTGATAATGCGGCAAGAATATGAGAAATATAATTTTTACTTACTAAATCATCATCGTCTACAAAACACACATATTCACCTTTTGCACCACTAATTAGCCTATTACGTTTACATCCGATAGTAATGCTTTCTTCTTCGTTTGAAATAATTTGAACTTCATTAGTACACTGCCCTAAAAGCAATCTGAAAAGTCGTTCAAACTTTTCCTTACGCTGGGGAAGAGTACAAATAAGGATTGATAGTTTCATACGGGTGACCACTCTCCGTAACCAATGGAAATTAAATTTCCTGCAACTATTGAGGCGTACACTTGCGCGTATTTATGCATGTAATCGTTATTAGCGGCCTGCTGCAATGGGATAAGGCGTTGAAAGGTATTATCAAAATCCTTATTAATTCCCGTTGAGTGATAGTGATGAATAATAACATCATTAATGTAATGCTTTGTTTGTGTAAGTTCTCCGATATGAAACCATACTACATCTATCATATCCGCTTTATACATCGGACACATAAACGGTTTTCCAGTACCGTCAATAAACCTTTTGGTGACAAACAAGTTAACGCATAACCGGTCATGCGCTATGTATCCGTCATCACACCAGAAAACTCCAACACCCTTATACTCATTTATTTTATTAAGAATCTTTGTATCATATCCTCTTGTTTCAAAAACCATATCGTCCCCAAGCATCGAAGCAATAAAATCCCTACCACCTTCCAGTTTAGTTACTTCGTTATACATCATATTAAAATATAATGAAAGGTCTGGTTGTGCTGTTTTTTCTTCTACTATAAGAGTATTAAAATTTGTTGACTGCACATACTCAAATGTTTTAATATCTTTTTTATTTATGCAGATGCAAAACTGAATATTATTTACGTCATCCGCCATCGCTACCGCGGAGTCAATAAAACGTTTTAACCATTCAATACGTTTAAATGTAGGAACCATAAGCCAAATTTTATTATACATTGTGCACCTCTTTTTTTGGTTTACACTCCCAAAATTCAGGAAACATCCTACGGCATACTCTAACCGCTAATAAGTCTTGTATTTTATGCACTGCATCACAAACCTCTTGCTTTTCAGTTTGGTGCTGAGTTTCTAATTTATTATATGCCTCATATACTTTTATGATACGGGCCATCACTATATTTTCTTGAGGGCTAAGTCCTGTATATTTATTATATTTATCCATTGTGCACCTCTTCTACTTCACATCGGTCGGCGTCTTTATCGTGGAAAACCATCCCCACATAACCATCCCGTTTAAGCTTTACAGTTAATGGGTGTTCTCGTCCTGTAAAGTTAAAGTATTCATCATGGGCGATATGACATTTTTCTATAAACGGCCAAATTATATTACCAAGAAATATTTGGTCGGTTCCGTGATATATACCTCGTGGATTTTTACTATCGGGTTTTATTTCTTTTATCCATCCATCCATAAGAAGTTTAAAATGTGGAATTATTCCAGCTACCGAACCCCACATACCACCACATATACGGATATTGTGTTCATTATTATCACGGATGATATGGAATAAAAGTTTTGATTCTTCCCATTCCTTTACCGCCTGCGCCTCTCGCATGTTAAGGCGTGAGTCCGTGTCCCGTACTATAAAACGTTCAATTGTTGGATCATCAAACATTGGTTCAAAACGCCAATATAAACCCATGCAGTCATTGGATTCTGGTTTGTGAATTATTTCCATTCCAAGATCATATAATTCAGCAAGCGTTATCCTGGGCACTAATGGATCAACATAAAACCTGCCTACCCACCCGGGATAGATTTTTGGAATAAGTCTTGCATTTTCTACCGCACCGTGGCAGTAGCCTTCATTGTTTCCCCAAACGGAAAACGAAATTACTTTTTTGTTTTTCATTCTTTGCCCTCTTTTAAATTAAAACTATTTTACTCTCTGCAATTGCCGTGCTATTTCAGTCGATAACATCTCAGGACCATACCGTACATAATCCTCTATTATATGTAAACGTTTAGGAATATTATGCCTTCGCGGTGCTCCCGGTTCATGTTTTGGTTGTAACCGTCGCCATGCAGCCTTATTAGTAACGTTTGCCGGATACGTTCCATCCCAATCTTTAGAACCTGTTTGGTGTACAAGTGCATAAGTTTCCTCAGCCCTTAATTTTGTTACTATATCACCACCAACATTCTGAGGAGGAATAACATACCAATTACGGCGTAAATGATTATTTATAACCGATACGGAAGCCTGTCCAGTAGGCCCGGACATCTGTTCACGTTGTATTTTTGCAAGAAATAATTCAAGACCGTGAACCATTCCTTTAGTCATAGCTTTTATTATTTTTTCTTTTACTTCGGGTATAGCACTTCTAAGTGCATCGATACCGGTTATGTCGAGCGTAATTGACATTAGAAACTCATTCTTCTATGGTGTGCAATCATCATGGTAACTTCCGCCTCAAGTTCATTCGCTGGGAGGGAACCTTTAGTACGTCTTCGTAATGAGGTCCCGTCCTTGTGTATTGCTTCCTGCTCAAAACGGTCTTTATTTTTAAACATATACCTTAATTGCAATTCTACACCGCGCACTATTTCCGGGTAGGATTCGGCGAGTGCAAGACTTGACGCGGAAACATATACCGCTGTTTGCGTACTTCCTCCAGCGGAGTCTTCCGTGTCCCACTGCTGTAATGTTTCACCAACTAAGAAGCGTCCGTATAGTACTTCAATTGTCAACGTGGTAGCCGTAGCCGCATTAACCAAACCTACCGCGTTGCTTGTTGCTCCGAAGCAGAACTTTCCAACTGACCATGATCCGGTAAATGTTACATTGTAAATTGACAATACCGCACTGTTAGCCATTCCACCGTCATACGTTGCCATGAAGCCATTTTTAGACTCAAATGGGCGAGCGAAGTTTATTGTTATAGCCGCCCCGTTAACGCTGGGATGATATGAGATACTTGATAACTGAGCTTGGCCACCTATCCACATACCCGCTGAATCCGTCCACGCTGACTCAATATTTGTCACTGGGTAATATGTAGGATAAAACTCAAATGTATGATACCTAACGTCAAAGTATTCTACAAAGGCAATTTGCATCTGTAGTTTACGGTTTAACCAATTTTCTACCGTGTCCGATACCGATGGAATCCATGACGTAAGCGCGCGCCTATTGGCACTGTTGTTTGTCATCACGGCATCTCCTCCGCAATATCGGAGACATCGTTGATATGAGGTTAGGTCCATTATTATTTATCCTTAAAGACTGCTTACTTTTTTAGGAAAAGAAAGTGTAGTAGTATTATTCTGGTTTTCTTTTTCGTGAAAATGATTATATCTCTCAACATTAGGATCAGTGCTCGGATTTTCTTTTGCAAATTGAGTAGCATCATTGTTTGATTTACTAACTTGCTTCTTAACAAGCTCACTCAATTTCTTAACCTGTTCTCCCAAAGAAGGGCTATCGATAAACATTTTATGGTCTGGTTTTATGGTGTAAAGCTCACATAACAGAAAATTAATCTGGCTGTTAAGTGCTGTGATCACCCTCGCTTGTCTTACTACCTTATCACTTCGTGTTACCTCACTCATACTCATTGCCCTCCTCAAAATGATTAATATGAACTACCTTTGTGTTTTTAAGCATTGCAATTTGGTTTTCAAAATCAATCTTCAAATGTAAAGACAGCACTTCCGCCTGAAGCATGGCTCTTCGCTTAGCTAATCTCAACTGATACCATTGTAAAAAATTTTCTATCATTTTAATAATGGCGGGCCTTACACCCGCCCGGTTTTTTGTTTAGGTTAACCGATTACTGCCCCGTCACCCAGAAAGTCGGGTTGTTTCCAACTGGTGCATTATCGGGCTTGCCACCAATTAGATCCGCACATACCGACAAGGTCGCCGCCACCGGGCTTGCTTGCAATCTCAAAGCCAAATACTGTTTATAGTTCTTGACTTCGATACCAGCAGTAAAAACTTGCTCGGTAGTAGTTCCGGTAATGACGCCAAAGTCCGCTCCAGTTATCGGGATCAAGGAGGCGTCACCGTCCATCGTCTGTTGCTCATACAGCTTTGCGCTGAGAGTAACGGTTCCCGCAAAAGCACCGACTTGCAAGCGAACAATTGCGGAATCAAAGTTCGCTACGTTAACATGCGCCCCGAAAGAAACCCCGCCCCCAGTTGAAAGGAGGTTAGGAGCGTACATCTTAACCGGCTGTACACTTTCTATCAGGGTAGGTATTTGCTGACTCATATTTGTAAACCCTTTTTTTCTTTAACAGCCCTCTTTACAAAACACTACCGATTAAAGACTCGTGGGCCAGTTGGCTTCCGTGGTCTCACAACCGCTAACCATGGTCATCGCCGAATTACGCATAAGCTGGGTGTCAAACTCGTGAAAAGCCACAATATAAATCTGATCATCCAGCAGGGCGGAACCCGTAGCGCCATCGGAGGCGACATCCGATACTTTCAGAATAAAATCCCTCCACATACCGAGCCAGAACAAATCCCAATTTCCAAAAATCACGGAAGAAGTAGTAGTGGAAGTGGTGCTTGTTCCCGTGGGGCCGGTTTCATTTGCGGGTATCAACGTGGTTGCCGCGAAGGGATACCCAAGCTGCTCCTCAAATATTTTATCCGTCATCAGCAAGTTCATCGGAAGGACGGGTTGACCGTTATTTGAGTTTTGACCATTCCATTGCGTGATACGTTCCCGTTTCATTCCCATCTTGACGCGGGGGTGCATCAGGAAACCCCATTTTCCACCCGGAGTCGCCATTTCATCCGCACACTCCAAGTCGGTAATCATCTGGGAGGCATTGTCAATACGGAAACGGCTCGAAGCTTGAGGAAGCACACCAGAAGTTCCAGCGGAGGAAGGAGTCATTACACTTTTAAACTGATAAATTCCTTTTGGCTGAAAACCCGAACCTGCGCCACCGATCATCATTTGTTCAATCTTCTTTTTCATCGTATACGTCAAGTCATCCCGTATGATCTTATCAGAAACACCGCGGGACTGATAGATCAACCGATTGCTCTGCTTTGTAAACGCCGCTACCTTTTTCGGACGAAGCGTAATCTCACCGTATTGAACATTTGACGGAGCTGGTTTTGCATTTTCCCCAACCATGTACGCCTGGGTACGGGACGTTTTTGTCGGAACCGGCAAGTCACCCATAAGACCCTTTATCACGTTGACACCAAGGGACATCATAGGCATTGCCTGCACTACCATATCAACAAATTGATCCGACACTTCATCTGGAATCAAATA